CATCGTCCGCTCCCCGGACAGCGTCAAGGTCGATAGCGGCCCCTCCTTTGCGTCGGAGAAGGGGAGTAGATTTCGGATTTTCTGCAGGCCGCCTTTGATTGCCTCAACCGGTGCTGAGATCGCGCTCTTGATGCCCTCGGTAAAGGTGGTGAGGATTTTCTTTCCCGACTCCCTAAACCATTCAAAGGCACCGCTGATCGCGTTCTTGATGTTCTGGATACCCTGGGA